TGCTTGCGCCTTAGCCATCTCAGCCTGAGCCAGTACCATTGCTGGGTCTTGCTGCTGCTCCTGACCCTGTGCGCTCTGCTGTAGCTGTGCGATCTCTTCCTCAGTCATCTGCGACTGCGGTATCAGACCCTGTGACATCATTTGAAGACGCTTGCGCTCACCAATCTGCGTTGCTGCACTTGTTGGGATAGCGTTGAGCAGAATGTCGCCAGCCATGCCAATGATTGACGGATCGACCTTGGCAATCTCAATAATGGTCTCAATGGTTTCCTGCTGACGGTTGCGGAACGATGGGCCAGCTCGACAGGTAACACTGTACTGACCCTTTGTAAGATCGTTCAGGGTAATAATTTCACCAGTCTGGTTGTCAATGACTGGCTCGTTGAGAACCTGCATCTCTGTTGAGCCATCTTCGTAAAGCAGCCTGACCGTTCTCTGCGCGTCATAGACTTTAGGGATAGCCTTAACCAACAGGTCACCAGTGGCCGCAATAGCAGACTCAAGCGCCCTGAAGTATTTGATTGTGCCGTTGTCGCCCTTGCTCTGGAGACGCTCGATTGCCACACCTGATTGCAGGCCAGGGTTATCTCCCATGTTTGCAGCAAACATGCCAGCAGTCTGACCAATGATCTGGCGCATTGACTCGGAGATGGTTCTCAGCCCTGGGTTAACTTGTGCGCCACCTTGCTGCTGTGGTGCGCCTGGCATTTCTGGATCGTTGTTGTAGAACTGAACTGGATCAGAGTTGGTGTTTAGCGTAGCCAGTGTGTCTTCATGCCCAGCAGCCTGAGTAAGCGTCATCCAGTATTTAGCTCTTGGTGCTAGTGCGCCTTCCTCGATCTCTCTGGACAGCGAGTAGTTCAGGACACGCTGTGGATCAAGTAGCTTCTCAACCACGCCCCAATAGATCGTTTTGTTTTCAACGATTTTGAAGTTGCCGTAAACAGGGATGATTGGGATGCGGTCAAATATGGTTTCTTCTTTTTCTTCTAGCCAGCCAGTCTGATCAAAGAAGTGCGAACAGACAACAGTCTTGTAAGCCTCACGCCGTCTGACCTCTTCGATACCCAGTGCCGTTAGCTCGTCCTTGACCTTTTCATAGTCATCGTCAATAGAGTAGACAGCGCCATTGCTCATCAGCACAAGTTCACATGCCTGCTGCTCAACGTAGAAGAGCTGCCCTACAACAATAACCTCAGCCTTGTCGTAGTATGCATCGCCCTCTCTGTCGATTGAGACGGATGCCTGAGAGCCTTCTGGGTATCGCTTCATGTACTCCTGCACTGACATAGCGTGAAGCAGGAAAGCGTACTGGGCATCAGACTTGTCTTGCAAATACGCAGCAGGGTCAAACCATACGCGATCAATGAAGTTAGCCACCGGCTCGATTACTAGGTCTTGGTCAAACGATTGCGGGTCAGTGTACTTGTGCGACACCATCCAGCCGTCATAACCAGCCGTAGCCATGCCGCGACCAGCGTTGATGTAGATGTCCTTGGCTCGACTCATGGCTTCAATGTTTCTAACTAAACCATCAATGACCATTGCCGTTTCTTTGGATGCTGGGCCAGACATTGGGCTGACCTTGATGTCAAAGTCTGCCTGCTCGATCTCAGCAGTCACCTGATCGACAATAGGGTTGACCATGTCAAAGGTGTATCTGGGCTTGCCAGCGTTGTTAGTCCACCAATAGGGTTCCCACTGGCCGTCACGCTTATCGCAAAAAAGGTTGGCCTCACGCGCTTTCTCACGGTTATCGTGATCAGCCTCCTGTGCGGCAGAGAGTAAGTTCAGGACTGTCTGATGACTATTAAAGTCGATCTGGTAATCAGTCTCTGTGTATTTAGCCATTATGACCACCCTTTAAATTTGATCGTTGCGACCTTCTCCAGCTTTGGTTTTGGTCGGTACATTGCCATCATTAGTGCATCACCCATGTTAGGTGACGGTATCTCGTAAGGCTTCTTAGCCATCTCAATCTTGCTCATAATCTGTATTTTACCACTATTTGTACGCTTTAGCGGTATTCTGCACACTTCAGAGCGTAACTGATCCAGCTTGTCAATGCTTGATGACAGCGAGATCATCTCATCAGGATCAATGTACTGGCCTTTCGATACTGCACGATGGGTGGCCTCAAACCTGCTTCGTAGCCTCCACCAGTATTGCGCTCGCTTGTTGGTAAAGGTCTCACGGTTAGACTTTGATCGTTGCACCCCGCCCTCAAACGATGCTGCTTCAGGGTCTTCTGGAGACTCTGATCCCTTATACATCACATACTCAATTTTCTTGTTCTCTAGCGCAGCATCTACCTGGCGCTTCAGACTTACACCCAATCCGTCACAGTCCCAAACAAAGTAGTCAGCCCTGTCAGCCAGCGCAAGATCAAGCGCCCAGTCCATGCCATCAGCAGACTCGCCTGTGATCTTCTCAGTGACATTTAAGACTACATTGCCATGCCTGACTGCGTAACCCTTAGAGTCGCCACCAGTGTCGCTTGGATCGTGACTGGCAATGATTGCGCCCTCTGCCTTCCAGCCCATCTTGATGTGAGCATCAATGGCAGATTCAAACCAGTCAACAGGTATGATGGTGTCCTCGACTTCATCATAGAACTCACCAAGCCAGATGTGCCTGTATAAAGCTGTCGTCAGGTTAGCCTGATCGTATGCTCTCTCTTGCTCAAGCACTGCTGGGAAGAATGGATTGTCGTTGTAGTTAATCCAGATGATAAGGTGCATATCATCTTCGTAATAGCCTTCTGATCTGAGCTGCTTCTCGAAAGGCTTGATGAAACGCTGGCTGAACGGGTCGGCTATTGATCTTGGGTTAGCAGTCATCCAGATTTCAGAGTCTTCTACCCGCAGCGTTGGCGTTAGAGCCTTGAGACTGTCAGAGCTAATGGTCTGAGCCTCTTCTACCCAGAACCGCTTGAAGCCGTACATGGACTTGATGCCTTCAGGGTTCCTTGCCAGTCCTCTGAACTTGAATACATCCTCACCGCCATACTGTATAGCGTTAGCCTGGACGTTGAAGCCTTGCAGCCCTAGACGCTCAATCTCTCCGCTTAACAGAGAGAGTACCGAGTCATCCATTGTTACTTGGTATTCGCGGAAGCAGGCTGTCTTGATGCCCTTGGTCTGGGCATCCATTAGGCAGATGTCGCCAACCGATTGGCTTTTACCTGAGCCTCTTCCACCTATAAGAATCTTGAACCGCTTAGGCTTGTTGATTAGCGGGAGTAGTTTACTTGGCAGTGTCATTTCGGGCATCGACAACCCTCACTGTCCACTCGGTCTTGATGGCTCCACCGTCTGCGCCTGTTAGCTCTTGCTGGATACGCTCTGAGTAACCATGCTTGGTCAGTATCAGCTTGGCAATCGTTGGGTTTAGGTCACCAGTTAAGCTGCCATTGAGCAGTTTTCTTTCCTGCGCCCTGAGACATTGTGCAACGATGTAAGAAAATTCAGGCTTTGATGGGTCGTTTGCCCAATCATGCACGGTCTCTCTGGTTATTTTTAACTCAATGGCAAGCCCTGCCATTTGCGGTATGACATCACCACACTGTAGGTAACCACCGTCAACATAGGCTTGTGCCTTTACCAAGATGTCATCAGTGTATTTGCTAGGTCTTCCTGCTGGCATTACTCGTACCGCGCTGCTTTTGGCTTAGACTTCTTTGCCACGCTCAGGGCTATTGCTACTGCCTGCTTCTGTGGCTTGCCAGCGGCCATCTCTGTCCTGATGTTCTTGCTGACCGTTTTCTTTCCGTAACCCTTCTTCATTGGCATACATTACCCCTATTAAAAAACGCCCCATGTTTCAGGGGCGATAAAGGAACCACACACACAACAGGATATGCCAGTCGGATTCTGGCTTCTTAAGTATCTACTAATCTGTGCCTTAAATCCACTATCCAAATAAATGTGTAATATTTGAAATAAAGTGTTGCACTGCAATACAGTCATGCTATTCTACTCACATCGGCGGCATCCAGCGGCCAGAAGGTAATAAAATGAACAACTACTCAATCAAAGAATACAAGCTCTGGATTATGCAAGAAAATGATGAAGCGGAATATGAAGTGCAAGACGAGACCGGCAACTTTTTAGGATTTTTCCCTACTTACAAAGAAGCCGTTGCTTTCTGCCAAGAAGAATGTGTAGAGCAAGAGTTTTTTGGCTGTACAGTAACTTGGGGAACCGCTGTTTAATCAATTAAGGCCACGGACGGCCACACACTGAGGATAAACCATGAACGATAAAGCAATGTCAGCCACTAGCTTGCGTATGCCTGACGGCCTGCTCAGGCAGTTAACCAAAGCAGCTCACAAGTGTGAGGTATCTCGCACTGAGTACATCAACCAGGCTCTTCTGGAAGCCGTTAACAAGACTTTAGGAGTCAGCAATGAAAGCAAAAACAATTGATGCCATTTGTGGTGTTCTTACTTGTTTGATCTGCGCTGGCATGTTCATGCTGGTGCTGCTGTAATCCCCCTGCGCTGGCTTATAGCTGGCGCTTTTTTATGACTCTTGTTTTTTTGTTAAACAGTGTTTTTAGTCTTTTCAAATACTCTATTTCAAACCGTTTTGGCTCGTTTTGGCTTTCCAGCCACTCAACCAGTGATTCTCCGTAACGCGCTTTGAGTCTTATTCTGTACTCCAGTAAATTGCCGCTTTTGCTTGTGTTGCACTGCTGGCAGCTTGCATAGACGTTTTTAAGGTTGAACCGTAGGCTTGAACAGGCTCCGACACTGCGATAATGAGAAGCGTGTCTTTGATGGGTTCCGTTGTCTGGCTTGCCGCATGAGACGCAAGGTTTCCCCCTATCCCTGATCCTGACGTATGCGTTGACCGCCGCCTGAGCCTCTGTGAGCCATTCTGTCTTGGTCTTGATCTTGTCCTTGCGAGCCTTGGTTTG